AGGTGAGGATGCGATGACTCGTATTGAAAAGTCTGCAAAACTGCAAGCTGGGTTGTCTGCGATGGGTGTAAAAAACGCCGCTGCAGCGGCAGCAGCATATAGAGCAGGGCAACGAGCAACTCCTGAAATGCTAGCAGAGCTTCGTAGTGCATATGCTGAGGCGGAAGAAAAACAAGCGATGGCTCGAGGCGGGCAGGGAACCGAAGCGTTGGAATTGATGTATCAAGCAATCAGCCAACAAACCGATATGGGCGATGTTCCGAAAGTCATGAGTGCTAAGTTAGGCGAAATTGGTGCAGCTGTTACTGATGAGCAAAAAGCTCGAATGAGAATTCAAGGTCAAGATACAAAGAATGCCGCAGCGATAGCTTCAGCTGTTGATAGACTTAATACATTCATGCAGGAGAGTTGGATTCCTGAAGTTCCAGCAATGGCAGCAGACATTGCAAAGACTGCAATTGCAACAGCTGCAGCTGCTCCAGTTCTTGGTACTCTTGCCGTTGCAATTGATGGAGTTAACGGAGCAATAACTGGTAATTCGGTAATATATGAATCACTCAGATCGATGATTCCAGGGTTCGATAATGCAGTAGATAGGTTTGGTGGTTGGGTAGAGGGACTAATCGGCGACGATGATGAATCACCACAAGAAAAATCTGCCGCAGAGTTGAAGCAAGAAATATCAAACATGACTAAAGCTATTACGGATATGGCTAAAGATATGCAAACTCAGGGCACTTGGACCGCACACCAGACTTCGGAACAAATTGCACTAATGATGCAACAGAAGAACCTATTGGTTGATCAACTTGAAGGAATTAATGCAACGACGAAAGCTGTGGGGAAGACACCAAGTGGAATCCTCAAAGGTGACGCTGTTGGAGTCCCCGGCGCGTGATAGTGCACAATTTCATCTTCCCGTTAAAATGGAAGTATAAATAGAAGAAACCTATAGGAAAACAGAATGCCATTAGATATTGAAGAAGTTCAGGGTCAAAAACCAAAGAGTAGCAATCACGCAAAGTGGACTGGCTATTATAAGCTCGTTGAGCCACGCCCAAACGTCACAAAGGTTACCGATAATCAGTCTATTGGAGACCAGGGTGCGTATGGTAACTTTAGTTGGTATCAGCGGTTAGTTCAGGGTTCTGCCTCACGTCTGACACGTTATCGTGAATATGACCTTATGGATAACGACGTTGAAGTCGCTCGCGCACTCGACACCATCGCTGAGGAAATGACAGGCAATGAACCTAAAACAGATGAATGTCTTATCGTTCAAGTTGACGCTGAGAAAGAAGAATCTATTTCCACCAGCACTGTTCTAACCCTAAAAGCCGCCCTAAAGTATTGGGGCCAGGTTCACGATTGGGAATCTCGTTTATTTAAAGTCGCTCGTATGACAGCCAAATACGGCGATTGTTTTTTCCGCAAAATCAAACAAGAGCCAACAGTCAAGTGGCAATATGTCCATCCGAAGAATGTAGTTGGCGGCCTTGTTGATGAAAATGATGTGACCAAAGTTCTTGGTTGGCAGGTTAAAGTTGACACCAAGAAAGTCCGAGCAAGTTATGGCGTTCCAGTTTCAAACACATCTTCTGACATTTCCACAGAGTTGGTTCCAACAGATGAGATGGTTCGTTTTACTCTAAACGACGACATGTCAGACGGTGCACCATTTGGTGATTCCGTTCTTGGTCCAGTCTATCGTGCTCATAAGCAAAAAGAACTACTTGAAGATGCTATCTTAATCTATCGCATCCAGCGCGCCCCAGAGCGCCGCGTATTCTATATTGATGTTGGTAAAATGCCACCACAGCGTGTCAAGACTTACCTCGAGCAGATTAAGAACGAAATCAAACAGAAGAAAGTTCCGAATATCAACGGCGGTCAGCAGAATGTTGATTCTGTTTACAACCCACAGTCAATGTCTGAAGACTTCTTTTTCGCACAGCGCGCTGATGGTAAAGGTTCTAAGGTTGATACACTTCCAGGCGGACAGGGACTTGGCGAACTAGCCGACTTGGAATACTTCCAGAAGAAAGTGTGGCGTGGTTTGCGCATACCAACATCCTATATGACTGAAGGCGCAGAAGGCGCAGTGTTCAATGATGGTAAGGTTGGTGTTGCTTACATACAAGAGTTGCGCTTTGCTCTATACATTCAAAGACTTCAAGGCTACATTGAAAAGGTTCTTGATGAAGAATTCAAGAAATACATTCGCCGTTCTAATATTATAATTGATGAGTCTATCTACAGAATTCGTCTGCCAGACCCAACTAACTTTGGCTTGTATCGTCAGCAGGAAACAGACGCTGCGTTGCTTGGCACATACGGCTCTGCAGATGGTATTCCTTATCTATCCAAGCGCTTCATTCTATCTCGTTACTTGCAGATGGAAGACGAAGAGATTATCATGAACGAACGTATGCTTCGTGAAGAACGTGGCATGGACCCAGACGGACAGAAACCTGGAGACCTAGCGGTACTATATAGTGCTGGTGAAGAAGGTGCTATGGGCGGCATGGGCGGCGTTGGTGGTATGTCTGCAATGGGTGGCCCAGGAATGCTGGGCGCGCCAGGTGAAGCAGAAGGATTAGAAGGCGGAGCAGAGGGTATGGAAGGTGGCGATCTCAGCGCTGACCCAACAGCCGCAACACAGCCGCCCCCAGCATAAATACCCCTAAATGGACATTAAGGAGAGAAACATGAAAAAATATATCGCTGCATTTGCAGGCATTATGATGATGGCAGTATCTACCCTATCTAGCGGACTTGAGTCTTCTGGATATCGTTTTGTTATTGACGCATCAGTTGATGGCGACACACCAGTTGTTGTTACAGAAATTGAATTACTATGGGACGACGATGCAAGTTCTTCAACGGTTGACGTTGACGCAACAGAAGCTGATCTTGGTCGTGCCACATGTGGTTGGACATCCGCTGCAGGCGTGAATGGTTGTGATAGTGTTTCTACTAACCGTCGCGGCACAGCCAGCTCTGACTACCCAGGTGAAACTCGCAGCCGTCGTCAAACCCGTGTTATGTTTGACAACAGCATGGCTACTTACTTCACAACAAACGATAAAGTCGATGCTGACAACCTATACTACGTTCAGCATAACTTCTACAAGGGTATCCTTTCTCCATCTCGTTATGGAACAGATACACTTCGTTCACCAGCTGCGGATGTTATCGACAAAGCTGATGTTACAGCATACTCTATTGTAGTTCCATCCTCTTCTGTCACCACAGGTGCTCCAGCAAGTTGGACAATGGAATATTGGGACTCTACAGTAGGTGATTGGGTTCTTCTTGATACCCAGACCAGCAATGATGTTAACTGGACAAACGCTGGAAACGTCTACAATGTTTCTGGTGCTTACTACCTTGTGAACTCAGCCGGCACATATTTATGGGTCACCGCTACAGGTTGGGGTGAAGCCTTGACTGGTGCAACACTTACAACAGCAACCACAGCAATTGAGGGTGGTACACTTGTTGCTCGTCATTTGGAGTTCTCTCTATAAGCATGGAAGCGGGTTAAATTTTTAAGTAAATACCCTTAACCATATAAATAGTAAGAGGAGAATCTACAATGGCTGACAAAGACAAGCTAAATTCAATGATCGATTCGTTGATTAATGATAAACCTGAAGAAGCGCAGATCGCGTTCCATGATTACCTTGGAGCAAAGATGCGCGAAGAAATTCAAGGAGTTTCGGAAGAAACGCCAGAAACTGACAACGACGAGTAAAGGGATACTACAATGAAAAAACATCTACGCGCCATGCTTGAATCTATCATCGCTGATGACAACGGTGCAGCAACCAAGCATTTTCATGATTATCTTGCTTCAATGACTCGCAAACTTGTTCTAGGTGAAGAAAAGGACGAAGAGTGCGACGAAGATGAGAAGGAAGAAAAGGACGACGACAAGAAGGATTCCAAGAAAGACAAGAAGGAAAATCCATTTGCCAAGAAGTCCAAGAAAGACAAGAAGGATGACGACAAAGACGACGACGATAAAGACGACGACGTAAAAGAGTCCCTATCTCACTCCGACAAGTATGAAAAGAACGAAAAGGGTGAAGTTTACCACAAGGTCTCTCACAAGGACAACTCCAAGGGTTACAACAACCCTAAGGGCAACAAGCTAAAAGCTGATGCCAAGTCCGGTGCTAATGAGAAGAAGGGCGACACGAAGAAGGCTCCTCATAAGGACAACTCCCGCGGTGCTAAGTCAGAAGACAAGGGCGCTAAAGGCCTAAAGGATGCTCCTAAGGGTACAGTAAGTCCTGACAGTGACGGCAAGAAGGAAGACCGTCGTTAATAGGTAAACTAACCTAACAAGGAAATTATCATGGAACAGAAACTACTTATCGAAACTCTTGGTGCTGAAGAAGCAGGCATTATCACAGAGTCCAGCACAGATGGAAAAAACTGCTGGCTCTCTGGTGTGTACATGCAAGCCGAAATGAAGAACCGCAACGGTCGTGTTTATCCTCTAAAGGAACTAACAACTGCTGTTGAAGGTGCTCAGAAGGCTATCACAGAACATGGTGGTATCTTCGGTGAGTTGGATCATCCACAAACTTTGACAATCAATCTCGATCGTATCTCTCACGTCATTACTGAGATGCGTATGGAAGGAAACAACGCGATTGGGAAGGCGAAGTTGCTAGGCACTCCAATGGGTAACATTGCAGCTGAACTGGTAAAGAGTGGTGTTAAGATTGGCGTCTCCAGCCGTGGTGCTGGTGCTGTTAATGAGAGTGGTGGCGTAACCGACTTCAACTTTGTTACAGTCGACCTCGTTGCTACACCATCTGCCCCTGGTGCTATGCCAGAAGCAGTATACGAATCCATGATGATGAACAGCAAAGGGCGCAAAGCTGTGACCTTGGCAGAGACGGTTAAAGACGATCCAGAAGCACAAGATTACTTCAAGAAAGCTATTCTTGCGTTTATCAATGAAGGATTGTTCGCAAAGAAATAACAAACGAACATAAATAACAAACATATAACTTAATTTAATAAACATACTTTTCGGGAGATATAAAAATGTCACTACATAACAATGGACGTCCAGCAGACTTGGTCGTATACACAATCGCAACACTACCAGCAGCGGCATCCCATGTTGGCAGCTTGGTTTTCGTTTCTGACGCAACAGGTGGCCGTGGTTCGGTCGCAGTTTCTCGCTACACAGCTGGTTCCCCAATCGGTGAAACA